GAGCCGCTCTGCGGTGGCGAGGGCGATCCGTCCCTGGGCGATCACGGCGATGGGTCCTGGTCTGTACGTGATCGAGTACGAGCGCCACGAGATGGCGATCACGGCGATCCTGGGCGACCTGGACCTGGCCTCGAGGCGCAAGCTGCGTGACGCCATCCGGCGCCGCCGGGCGGAGCGTGAGCAGTACGAGGCCTGGTTGATCAACCGTGACTACCGTGCCGCAGCCGAGGCGCCGAAGAGGCTGCACTGATGGCGAAGCGTGGCAAGCCGAAGAACGACTGGCAGAAGATCGGTGAGGACCTGACCGCCAAGCCACCAGGAGAGGCTGAGGCGCGCACACGCACCCAGGCATGGCTCCAGGTACCTGAGAACATCGAACGCCTGCTGGAGGCCGTCTCATGCGGCCTGAGCGTGCGTCGGTTCTGCGAGCAGCAGGAGATCACCTACTCGCCCGTGCAGCGGCACCTCACCGGCACCGACGAGATGCGATCTCGCTACTACGCGGCGCAGGAGGACCAGGCCGAGCACCTGCTCGGGGAGATGGAGCGCATCACCCAGGCGATCGAGCACGGCAGCATCGACCCGAAGCAGGGATCCGTGATCCTGGACTCCATCAAGTGGCGCCTGTCGAAGTTCAACGCCCGGCGCTACAGCGACCGGCAGGTGATCGAGCAGCACACCTTCGACCACACCAAGGCGCACATCGAAGCGGTCCGCCAGCTCGCCCGGCGCGGCACCACGATCGACGGCCAACTCGCGCGCCCAGGCCAGTCCGGGCCTACACGCGCTATCGTGTATACACCTGTAGATACAGTAGATACAGGAGATACACGAGTATCTGAAGTATCACCAGTATCCACGAGTAATCCCCATGAGTAACACCAGTATCAGGTGTATACCCAGTATCTACCGGTCTATGACCAGTATCACCAGTATCTCAGGCATAGCACGTATAGCCTGTATCTCCGTGTCTATGATCGTGTTGGCAGGTTGCGCCCAGCATAGCCGGCATCCCCAGCTTCCCGAGCGTCTCACGTATGAGCAGGCATGTGCGCGGTCTGGGGGCGTGGTCTGGAATGATCAGTGCATCGCCAGGGATGAGGCGGATCGCAGGCTGAGGCGGATGCAGGAGCGGTGGGGGTGGTAACAGCAACCACGGGCGCCGCCACGGGCTCACGCGCGCGCGATTCCCACTTTCGGGCCGAAACAGGCCGAAATCAGTCACGTTTTCCCACCACCTCGAGGCGTGCATCTGTGGATAACTGGTGCATAACACGTCCCGCGTCATCTGGTACGTGAGGATACGGGCATAAGTGGTTGATCCTGCGGTGTTTCCACTTCGGTCTAAGACTGAGTCCAATTTAACATACTGGGTATTACACGCAGTACGCACCGCGGCACTTGGGACGACCCCCCACCCGCGGCCTCGAGGGGGCGGATGTACGCGGACCCCCTCTGGCGGACCAAATTTTTTTTTCTGAAAACCCCGTAGGAGCGCCTTCTTCATGAAAAACAGTGATATAGCCCAACCCAAGCTCATAGTCGGCTCCCCCCGCTGCCAATGCGGGGCCTGCGGCCGGTATTTCACCTCCCCGAGCAGCTTCGACGCACACCGTGCAGGGACGGGCAAGGAGCGACGATGCGTGGACCCCTCGTCCTTGCTCACGAAAGATGGGAAAGCGCGTTTTAGGCTCTCTGGAAACGGTCTCTGGACACGAAACGCCAGGTCTGTCCAGGAGAGGAGCGCGCAGTCGTGAAAAAGGGTAATTTCGGGCTGGATTTACCCCTAATCCACGACCAGCCCCCCAATTACGACGAGATCGTGGCCGAAATCCCCCGCGCGGCCGAGGACGGTGTGATTTTTGCGTACCACCCGGCCGTATACGTGCCCTCCGGGCGCCCCCTGCCTGTACCGTTATTGGTACATGAGCAGGTGCATCTCGAGCAACAGGCCGAGGACCCGGTAGGCTGGTGGAAACGCTACCTGGAGGACCTCGAGTTCCGCTTCGAGCAGGAGATGCAGGCGCACCAGGCCGAGTACCGTGCATACTGTGAGCTGCACAAGGACCGTAACGCCAGGTCGTGTTACCTGGGGATGATTGCCCGCCGGCTGGCGGGGAGTCTTTACGGATGCGGCCGGACGCCGGCCGAGGTGAAGAGGATGATCGCACAATGACCGAGGTCGACGTAACCTCCCGGGCGGAGAACCCGTTCATCGAGTTCGCCGAGCGGTACCGGCGCCACCCGGTGGATTTCGTGCGCAACGTGCTCGAGGTAGAGCCGGACGAGTGGCAGGCCCGGGTGATGCAGGACGTGGCTGATGGCGTGCGCAAGATCAGTATCCGGAGCTGCCATGGTGTGGGCAAGACCGCCGTGCTGGCCTGGATCGCGACCTGGGCCTGTTGCGTGTTCCCGGCCGCCAAGGTGATCCAGACCGCGCCATCGGGCCCGCAGCTGTGGGACGCGTTGTTCGCGGAGACGAAAATGTGGTTCAAGCGGCTGCCGCCGGCGCTGCTGGAGCTGTTCGACATCATGAGCGACCGTATCGAGCACCGTGGCGCCCCGGAGTCGATTTTCGTGTCCGCCAGGACCTCCAGGGCCGAGAAGCCGGAGTCGTTGCAGGGCGTGCACGCCGAGGAGGGCATCGTCATCCTGATGCCGGACGAGGCCTCGGGTATCCCGGAGGCCGTGTTCGAGGCCGCGATCGGGTCGATGTCGGGCTCCAACTGCTGCACCCTGATGACCTCGAACCCGACCCGTACGAGCGGCACGTTTTTCGACTCCCAGACCCGTCTCCGCGGCTCATGGAAGACGTACAAGATCAGCCACGAGGACTCCACCCGGGTGAGCCCTGAGTTCGTGCGGGAGGTGGCCGAGAAATACGGCGAGGACAGCAATCAGTTCCGCGTGCGCTGCCTGGCGGAGTTCCCGAGGTCAGATGACGACACCCTGATCGCCCTGGAGCTCGTGGAGGCGGCCACGCAGCGCGACATCGAGCAGGACCCGGAGACGGCCCCGGTATGGGGCGTGGATATTTCCCGGTTCGGCGACGACAAGACGGCGCTCTGCGAGCGATTCGGGAAGGTGGTGCCGAAGGCGGTCGATACCTGGTCGAAGATGGACCTCATGGCGACCGCCGGCCGGATCAAGCACCGCTACGACGAGGCGCAGGTCAAGCCGAAGCATATCTGCGTCGACGTGATCGGCATCGGCGCCGGCGTGGTGGACCGGTTGCGCGAGCAGGGGCTGCCGGTGATCGGCGTCAATGTGAGCGAGTCCTCGTCGTTGAAGGACGGCTACCTGAACCTGCGCGCCGAGCTGTGGGACCAGGCCAGGGCCTGGCTCGAGGCGAAGGACTGCCGGCTGCCGGCGGATGACCAGGACCTGGTCGGCGAGCTCAGTGTGCCGAAGTACAAGTTCACCTCCAACGGCAAGCTGCAGCTCGAGTCGAAGGATGACATGAAGAAGCGCGGGATACCCTCGCCGAACAAGGCCGACGCGTTCGTGCTTACGTTCGCGGTGGAGGCCGGCGCGATGGGCGGCCAGGCCTCGAGCTGGGGCAAGGCGTTGAAGCGAGGCATTAAGGGCATAGTCTAGTATCATGGTACTAGGTGCGCGTCAGTACCGGTAGGGATACCGGTCGCAAGGTCTCCTCCTCGCCTAATGCGACGCCGCCGACCGGGGGCGGGCGGTTCGGGAGCGCCGACCGCCCCCACCTTCACAAGGAGTTCGGATGGACCTGTTTGCGATGTACTTCTCCGGGATTGTTGGCTGGAGCCTGCACCCCGGATACTTCCGGGAGGGCGCGAAGCGGATGACGCTGGAACAGTGCGCGGAGTTGGCGGAGAGCATGGTCAGGATCACCCTGGCGAAGCAGGCTGAGATTGAGCAAGAGGGCGAGCAGGTATGACCAACGAGCAGATGCGGATGGACGAGGACGACCTGGTCACTGCGATCAAGGCCGATGTGCAGGACGCGGTCTCGTTTATCGACTCCGATATCGCGCCGTACCGCGCGCTGGCGACGAACTTCTACCACGGTCGCCCGTTCGGCGACGAGGAGGACGGGCGCAGCCAGGTCGTGATGCCCGTCGTGCGCGACACGGTCCGGGCGATGATGCCGAGCCTGATGAAGTTGTTCTTCGGCGGCCAGCGCGCGGTCGAGATCGTCGGCCTGAACGAGAAGAGCGCCGAGCAGGCCTCGGAGATGACCGAGGCCGTCGAGTACGTGTTCAGCCGGCAGAATCCCGGTTTTCGCATCGCCTGGGACGCGTTCAAGGACGCCCTCACCCGCAAGGTCGGGTTCATCACCTGGTGGTGGGACGACTCGGTCTGCATCAAGGGCCGCGTGTTCGACAACGTCTCCGAGGAGCAGCTGGAGGCCGCCGAAGCCACGCTCAAGCCGGAGGAGGAGTTGGAGGTCATCTCGGCCACCGAGATGGCGCCGGAGAGCCCCGAAGGCCCCGCGATCTACGCCTACAAGATTCGCATCACCACCCGTGAGAAGAAGGGCAAGGTCCGGGTGGCGGCGATGCCCCCGGAGGAGTTCATCATCGACCGCTGGGCGCGCTCGATCGAGGACGCCCGGATATGCGGCCAGCGCACCCTGAAGACCCGCGGCGAGCTCATCGCTGACGGCGTGTCGAAGGACCTACTGGAGGACCTTGGGAGTGCCCAGGGCGGCCAGTTCGGCCTCGAGACCAACCAGGAACTGCTCGCCAGGCAGCCTCGCGCGACGACGCAGGGCATCACCTCCGAGACCGAGGACCAGGAGAAGATTCTCTACTGCTGCCTCTACTACCGGATTGACTTCGACGGCGACGGCATCTCCGAGCTGCGCCGGATCGTCACGGTCGGTGATGACTTCCGTATCGTCTCGAACGAGTACGCCGACGAGGTGCAGATCGCCGAGCTGTGCCCGGACCCGGAGCCGCACGTCGTCTTCGGCCTGTCCGTGTACGACAACCTCGCCGACATGCAGCTCATCGAGTCGCACGTCACCCGCGACGTGCTGGACTCGTTGAAGGCCTCGATATTCCCCCGCACGGCCTACGTCGAGGGCCAGGTCAACGTCAACGACGTGCTGAACACCGAGATCGGCGCCGCGATCCGCATGCGCCAGCCGGGCATGGTGCAGCCGCTGGTGACGCCCTTCGTCGGGCAGCAGGCCCTGCCGGTGCTGGACTACCTGGACGCGATCAAGGAGCGCCGCACGGGCGTCCGTGGCTCGTCCCCCATGCTCGACGCCAAGGCCTTGCAGAGCACCAACCAGGTCGCCGTGAACGCGGCCGTGACCGGTGCCCAGGCGCAGGTCGAGCTGATCGCCCGCATCTTCGCCGAGACCGGCATGCGGAAACTGTTCCGCGGCATCCTGAAACTGCTGGTCGAGAACCAGAAGATGCCGCTCAAGATCGTCCGCGACGGCCAGGTGGCCCAGGTCGATCCGCGGCAGTGGGACATCGACGTGGAGGTCGAGGTCAACTCCGGCCTCGGCACCGGCCAGAACGAGCAGAAGATGCAGGTCCTCGGCGCGGTCGCCGAGACCCAGGCCGGCATCCTGCAGCAACTCGGCCCCGAGAACCCGATCGTCTCCATGCAGCACTACTTCCACACCCAGGCGAAGCTGCTGCAGCTCGCCGGGTTGCGTGACGTGCATCGCTACTGGCGCGACCCGTCCACGTACCAGGCGCCGCCGAAGGAAGACCCGCCGCCGACACCGGAAGAGATTCTCGCCGACGCGCAGATGCAGATCGAGGCCGGCAAGTTGTCCCTCGACCAGCTCAAGGCGATCCTCGACGACGACCTCGAGCGCGACAAGCTCGACGCCGACATCGCGCTGCGGTCCGCGGAGATCAACGCCAAGTACAAGACCACGGTCGACGTGGCCGCGATCAAGGCAATGGTGGACCGGGCCCGCATCAGGCAGGGCGACCGGCATCACGAGGACAAGCTGGTCTTCGACGCGAAGCAGCAGACCGTGGCCGGCGGAGGCGGAGAGGGCGGCAAGCAGCCCCGCAAGAAGATCATCAAGAAGC